GCAGTCCGACACTCGGTGCGCTGACAAGCACGGCCACTGGCGCACTCGCAATCGTCGGAACGAGCGCGACCACGCTCGACGCGCTCACGAGCAGCGCAACAGCCACGCTCCTGATCGCGGGCACGAGCAATTCAACGCTCGATGCGCTGACGGCCTCGGCAACCGGCGCAGTGGCTATCGCCGGCACGCTCAGTCAGACGCTAGGGGCGCTCACGCTCGACGCCAGCGGAGTCCAAGGCGGGAATCAGATCACGGGCACCTGCGCGGTCCTGCTGGAGGACCTGACCTGTCAGGGGACCGTGAGCGGCGGGATTCTCCGCACCGGACAAGCGGATGGGGAGCATTCCTTGCTGTGGAAGCGCCAGAACGAGTGGCGCTGGCGACGGTGGTTAGGACTGCGGTAAATGGCGAAGCGCAACGAACCAGAACCCATCGGCTTCATCGCCGCTCTGGCAGACGGCCGGACCTGTCTCGGCTGCGATCGGGACGGGGAATGGCGGCTCACGCTCATCCTGCCGTCCGATGAAGGGAAGTATCTGGCGCAGCGAATTGACGAACTCAGGGACGTGAGTTTCGCCGTGGTCTTGAAGCCGCTGAACGACTGAGCGCATCGCAATAAATAAGCATGGAAAACCAGAAGAAGCCACGCGGGCGACCGTTTCAGCCTGGCGATCCGCGGGCTGGCCGACCGAAAGGGGCGCGGAACAAAGCCACGCGGGATGTGAAGGCGTTGTGCTCAACGCTCGTGGATGATCCAGCCTACCTGCGAAAGCTCCGCGATCGTCTGTTGCGCGGACGCATTCCGCCGGCTGTCGAATGTCTGATCTGGCACTACGCCAAGGGGAAGCCAAAAGACACCGTGAAGATCGAAGGCGGGATCCCCCCGTTCGTGCTGAAGTTGGATGACAGCCACGACTGAGGATGTTCAGCCCGTCACACTGGCCCTACATCGCGGCCAGACGCTGGTGCATAAGTCGCCGGCACGCTTTCGGGTCCTGGTCAGTGGGCGACGCTGGGGCAAAACCACGCTCGATAAGGCGGAAGCGCTCTGTGAGTTCGGGACACCGGGCTTGGTCTGGTATCTCGCCCCGACCTACGACATGGCGCGCGATCTGATGTGGGACCAGATCCGAGCAATGGTGCCTCGTGTATGGCTGGAGAAAGACCCGAACGAAACGCGCATGGAGCTTGAAACCATTTGGGGCTGCCGCTTTGCCTGTAAATCGGTGGAACATCCCGACAAGCTGCGAGGCCGCGGCCCGCGCAAGATCATCGGGGACGAGTTCCAAGACTGGAAGGACGGCCAGCGCACCTGGGAGGAAGTGCTGTTGCCGTCGCTGCTCACGTCGAACGGCTCCGCGCTCCTGACCGGCACGCCAAAGTCGTTCAATCACTTGTATGCGGCGTTCGACAAGGGGCAGCGGGGAGTGCCAGAGTGGGCGTCGTGGCAGTTCAAGACCTCGGACGCACCGCATATCGACCAAGCCTTTCTCGCGCAAATGCGAGCGGAAATGGACCCGCGCGCCTATCGGCAGGAATTCGAGGCGAGCTTTGAAGCCCTTGCGGGCCGTGCCTACTACGCCTTCCTGCGAACGGTGCACGTGGCGCCGGTGCAGCTCGAGTCCGTCCTGCCCGTCTGCGTCTCCTTCGACTTCAACATCAACCCCGCCACCGCCACCATCGGCCAAGGGCGAGGACTGGATGCGTGGGTCTGGCGGGAAGTGTTCGTGACCCATGCCGGGGGAGAGGCGACACGCGCTGCGGCGATGGCGGTGAAGCAGAAGCTGAACGAAGCAGGCTGGAAGGGACCGATCCGTCTCTACGGCGATCCAGCCGGGAAAGCCGGGAAGACAACCGGACCCTCAGATCATGCGGTGATCCGACAAGTCTTTCCGAATGCGACCTGGTGCATCGCGAGCACGGCGCCGCATGTTCGGGACCGTGTGGCGGCGGTGAACGCCCGCTGCGAAACAATGGACGGGAAACACCACTTCCGCATTGATCCGACCTGCACCCATCTCATTGCGGATCTGGAGCAGGTGATCTTCAAGGACAACGGGGAACTCGACAAAGCTAGCAACCCCATGCTCACGCACATTTCGGACGCCTTGGGCTACTGGATTCATCGAGACTTCCCGTTCATGAAACGATCGACGGTGGCAGCGATCACCGTAGATAACAGTTGGCAGGTCGGGAGGTGGCGCTAATGGCCTTCGGACATCGCGTCAAAGCCGCGTTAGCCCAGAAACAGCGCACGTATCGGCGCTTCGGACCCAGCCGGGATCGACGAGACGCGATCCTGCGTGGATTCTCACGCTGGTGCCGGTTACAGCAAGCGCGTATTGCGATCGATTTGGATCGGCGAGAAACGCGCATCAACGACGCGCGAGACGTGGCCGCAGAATACGACGTGGAGGTCAGGCGATGATCACCCTCTGCTGGCTCGTCGCCATTCTCGTCTGTGCGGCCTTGCAGCGCACGAATGCGCTGCTCGCGATTGTCGCCATTCTGCTGGTAGAGATTGGCTTGACCGCGGGACAGATCCGACAGGGCGTGACCGATCTCTGCCGGATGCTGAAGGATGATGATGACACGGTCGAGGACCTGAGGGCTGACGTGTCGCACGCGCTGGCGGAAGTGCGTCGCGCACAGCCGACGCACGTTCACCACGAGGGGCCGAAGGTCGCCGCGACGATCATTGCGGCGCCGCAGGACTGGCTCACCAGGACGAAAGAATCGTGAACGAATACGCACCGTGGTGGCTGGGATTGGCGCTTATCCTTGGCTTCTTGCCTTGGTGCGTCGGCGTGGCGCACTTGCTCGGCACGTTGCCGCCTTGGTGGTATCGCGGCAACGAGTATCGCTGCAAAAGGTGCGGCCAGTGACCGAAGACCGCCGCAAGTCTCAGCAGCCCTTTACCGGCCCTGACCGCCGCAGACCGGGACGTCCGCCCCTGACCGACGAAGAACGCGCACTCCGCCCGAAGCCGCGCCCCGTGCGACTCGAGATCGACGTGGAAAACGCCTTCTGCCAGATGTCCAACCATCACGGGATCAGCATCCACGCGCTCTTACGGCTGGCGGCGCGACGGCTGGCTGAGGATGCGGATCGAGGTACCGTCGATCTCTCCGCCGTGTTTCCGGTAGACGAATAACTCGCGCCACGCCAGAACCTTCTACCCTGAACCTCACGCGGGACGCAGAGCCGACGGGCTGTCCTGCGGACATCCCCACACCCTTTGGACGCTCAGTCTCAGCGCTTACCGGCGTTTGCCGCGCGACTGCTCGCGCAATCAGACGACGACCGTCTCGTCTCGCTCGCCTTCGAACACCCCGAATACACCGCCTACAAAGACCAGTGGCAACTGCTGCTGGACGCCTTCGAAGGGACCGGCGGCTTCGTCAACGGCGCCTACCTCTGGCCGTATCCCGCTGAACGCTACGAGGACTACCTGAAGCGCCAGAAGATGGCGCGCTATCACAATCACGCCTCCGCCATCATCGGGCAGCACGTCCAGCAAGTCTTTACCCAGGAACCGGATCGCCAGACGGACGATCCGAAACTCGCGGAATGGTGGAAAGACGTGGACGGCCACGGCACGTCCATGACGGCGTTTCTGCGCAAGCAGCTGGCGCTCGCGCATGCGGCGGGACACGTCGGCGTGCTGATGGACAAGACGCCGGTCCTCCCGACTGGTCCTGCGCTGCGTGATGACCAGTCGCGACCCTTTCTGGCGAGCTTCAGGGCACCCGCGATTCTGGATTGGCGCCTCGATGGCACGTCGGTCATTGGCGTGAAGCTGTCCGAAGCGGTCCCTGACAACTCCATTGCGGATGAAGCACCCGAAGGCGATGCGGCGTTTCAGACGCTGATTTGGGACAGCGAGGGCTGGGCGCGCTTCAACAGCGACGGCGATGTGATCGGCGGCGACACGCCTGATCTCGGATTGGTGCCGTTCGACACGATCCGTCCGAAGCCGAGCGTTACGACAGCCTTCATTGGCCGGCCGATTCTGGGCAACATCGGACTGGTGAAAGCCATCTTCAACCGCATGTCAGAGCTGGACGAAGTCCTGCGGAATCAGGGCATGTCCACGCTCGCCCTCGAGATGCACGAAGGTGGCGATGTCGAGCAGGGCAAGAAGCAGCTGGGCAGCGACATCGGGACCGCGACGGCGTTGGTCGCGAACGGCAAGATGTACTACGTCTCGCCGGACATGAACATCCCGAAGAACCTGAACGACAACATTCAGGCGCTGATTAGCGAACTCTATCGCATCGCGCATATTCGCTATGAGCGGGACTCGCTCCAAGCGGAATCGGCGGAAGCGATCCGGCTGCAGTTCAAGGAGTTTAACGAATCCCTGCAAGCCACGGCGTTCGAGCTGCAGCGGTTCGAGTATCAGATGGTGCGGTTCTATTACGCCTGGACCACGCCAACCGCGCAAGCAGCCGAGGCAGCGTTCGAGGCGGCGAACGTCTCGATCAACTACCCCGAAGAGTTCTTTTTGGCCGATTTGCGGTTGGATCTGGATGCGTGGGCGGCAGCGATTGCGATGGATCTTGGCGACACGATGACCAAGATCATCAAGAAGAAAGCCGTGCGCCGGATCGAACCGGAGATTACGCCGGAAGACCTCGAGACGGTAGATAAGGAAATCGACGCGCAGAAGCCCGAAGCGATGCTCGGCACGCAGGCGCTGGGCATGGGCTTGGCGAATCAGTTGAAGCAGAACGCGCAGACGCGGCTGCAGGCGGTCAAGAAGACGACGTCGGGCGGATCGCCCGCGGGTGATGCCGGTGCCTGATCCCCAGCGAGACGCCGAGCGGATCGCGGCGCTCTTGGACCGCATGACCGCGGACTTCGCGTCCGAACTGGATGCCGTGCTCGTCTCGGTCACGGGTCGTGTACGCGCGCTGTTGCGTGAGCTCGAGACGCAACCGGATGGGCGGCTCTCGTCCACGCTGAAGAACCTGCGCCGGGCCGTGCGACTGCGGAACGACATCCTGCAGATTTTGGAGCAGGCCGGCTTTACCGAGTTTGTGACCGACGCGATTGACGAGCCACTGGATCGGTTGGCCGCGCAAGTCCTCAGAGCGTCGGATGTCTCGCCCGATGACGTGGATCTCGACATCCTCGCCGCCCTGAAGCAAATCCGGCTGGCCGATCTGCTCCAAGTGGGCGAAGACGTCGCGGTCACGCTCTGGCGCACGACGGTCGATGGCGTGCTCGGACTCAGGCCCGTCGTGGAGCTCGTGAACGACGTGGCGGATCTGCTGGACATCTCAGCCAGACGCGCCAGGACGATCTACGACACGGCCATCAGCACGTTCACACGGCAAGTGGCGCAAGTGAATACCACAGGCGAGCCGGACGAAGCGTTCTTCTATGTCGGTCCGGTGGATTCGAAGATTCGAGCGTTCTGTCTGGACCACGTGGGCAAGGTGTTTACGCGCGATCGGATTGACCAGATGGACAACGGGCAACTGCCGAATGTCTTTCTGACCGGCGGCGGGTACAACTGCCGCCACATGTGGCGCCGTGTCTCACCGCTGGATTTCGACCTGCTGAATCTGGTGAACACGGACCAAGTCGAACCCGGTGTCGGTGCGCGGATTGAGGACAGCCAACTCGCAGCGGCGGGCGCATGAGAGTGATTGCCGGCCTTGTCAATCTTGCCGCCTTGACGCTGATGGTCGTCGC